TTAGCGGTCTTTCTTCAATTGGGACAGCGGGAGCGTTACCGATCACGCTCACATCAAACTCTGTTGGCTGGGCAAATTACAGCCCAACTCTTGGATCAAGCGCGGTCAGAGATTTTGCGTACGGTGGCGGCATCTGGTATGCAGTGACTTCGCACAATAGCGGAACAGATACCTCGCAAAGAAGCCAAAACGGTCTTACATTTAGTGGTGTGCAAATTGGAGAGAATATTAATTCGTCTGGGTGGAACGCCATCGCTTATGGATCAGGAATATTCGTCGTTGGATCAGAAGCAAGCAATCTTGTTTATCGCAGCACAGATTCGCTAACCTGGTCTGCTGGAACGATGACGCATGGTCGCGTCGGCGGGATTGTATACGGCAATGGGCTTTTCGTGGCGGCTACCTATGGAGGAATGCAAACATCAACAAATGGTCTAAGTTGGACGGTGCGCACAAGTGCTCCATTCAACACTGTGTATCTCCGAAAACTTGAGTACAATGGCAGCCTGTTCGTAGTCACGGGAAATGCAACAAGCGGAACGACTACAATTCTTACGTCTCCAGATGGGACGGCATGGACACAGCGAACAAGCGCGTCAGCGACTGCAATTACAACAAGAGACGTTGCATATGGCAATGGGGTTTGGGTTATTGTTGGCGCCAATGGACATCTTGAAACTTCAACAACAGGTACCAGCTCTTGGACTTCTCGCACTTCTGGGTTTGGGGCAACAGATATTGAGGGCGTAGCGTATGCAAATGGTAGGTTTGTTGCTGGAGGTGGAACCGCAGTGCGAACATCTGAAGATGCCATCACCTGGACCGCATCAAGTGCCATCTATAACTTCAACTTTAGTTGCGTTGAATATGCGGGTGGACGATTTCTAGCTGGCGCGGTATCCAATGGAGATGCTGTTCGCGCAAATTTTTCAGGGCTTACAAGACTAGAGTTTCAACCAACAACAATTAGTACGGTAGGTGCATCATGAGATACAACGTAGAGATTGACGAAGCAAACACAATTAGGATTTATGATACGCAAAATCCTAATGAAAATGGCGCTCCATTTTTTCTTCAGCCACACCATGAAGACGGTACGCCGTTCACGGATAGGGCAGATGCTGAGGCGTGGGCGGCGGCATTCATTGCGTTTCTTGAAGCCCCTGCTCCTGCTCGCGAGTACACCGATAAGGCTGACATCGCAGCGTACGGGACAGCAAGTGCTGATCCTGAATGACCAAGAGTCAAGTTGATTCAATCGTTGAGCGACTGGATCGGATTGAAGCCGATCTGTCTGCTGTTCGCTTTGAGATGGCAGAGACTCGTGGCGCCTATCGCCTAGCTAAGTTTGTAATTGCGTTGCTTGGACTAAGTGGACTGGGAGGTCTAACCGCTTGGCTATCTAACGCTAAGTGAGCCAACGCGCACTTGCGTTCCTGCTGACACTGGCAACCCTGTTGCCGTTCGCTGCGAGCGCCTACGCACTTGACAGTGCCGATGAGTGGGATCAGCAGATTGATTCCAACGGCACGATCACGCTAAGCGATGGCACGATCCTGATTGAAGGTAGCAACAACGCTGGACCTGGGTACCCGTGGCAGAATACCGTGACGGGGCTAACGACAGATTCATCCGTTGGCGAGACGGTCTCTTTTAGCTGGGCGTATTGGACAACCGATGGCGCTTTCTACGACCGCGCGCAGATGCTTCTTGATGAGAGCTGGATTGATCTAGCGATCTGGGACCAGGCTGGGTACAACCCGCTGCAACAGAGCGGCAGTCAATCCGTCTACGTCACCGCAGGCGGTATCTTTGGATTCCGCGTCCTAAGCACTGACTCCTGCTGCGGATCGGGCTTCTTGCAAGTCAGCAATACGACCTGGGTCGTAGGCAGCCCTACGCCGTCTCCTACGGCGTCTCCTGAGCCAACCGCGACTCCTACGCCAGATCCGACCCAGGAGCCGTCTCCGTCGCCTACAGAGCCTCCTACGCCTGAACCGACCGTGGAGCCTACCCCAGAGCCTACGCCTACCCCTGAACCGACACCAGACCCCACGCCTGAGCCAACGCCAAGCCCAGAGGTGAGCATTGAACCAACGCCAACTCCTGGACCCACGAACTCTCCCGCCCCGTCTGCCTCTCCACAACCGACGGAGACGCCTGCACCAGAAACGCCTTCGCCATCTCCTACCGTATCTCCTGATACCAGTCCTATTCCTACTCCTGAGCCAGAGCAGCCCGATCTGCCGCCTGTAGCTGAAGCGATTGCTGAAGTTGCTGGAGCAGCCGTTGCAGCCGCAGCAGATTTTATTTCTGACATTGCTGCGATTACTGAGCTTGGCAAAGACCTTGACGAAACTGAACGTGAAGAAGCGCAACCCGTAGCAGTCGCAATTGTCTCTAGCCAGATTGCAAGCATCGCAGCAGCAGCAGCTAACGCTGCGCGACAGCCAAGCAATAACGGCGGTGGGGGTGGTGGCGCTGGAGGCGGCGAGATGGGTGCGCGTAGCAGAAAGGTGCGCCGCTAATGCTAAAAAATATTATTCAAGATCTGATCGGCGGATCGTTTACCATTCTTGGGCTTGCGTTCGCAGTTATTGTGCTTCCGCCAGGGGGCACGCAGGAAACAATGTCTGCGCTCTTTTTTGCGCTCACATTCGTCTGGCTAATTACTGGACCATTGAGATGGAGGGAATGATCATGACCACAGCGGATCACATTGAAGAGCTGCACCAGCAGGGCTGGACTCGCGTAGACACCGCCCCTGGTGAGTGGGTTGCGCTTGTTCCAAACGATAACAACAGCGCCTTCGGCGGCACGCTTTGGCGCCTAGAGGATGACGGAAACTATTACGCAGAGGGCGTGACAGAGGGGCATCCGATCTCCGCTGCGCTTGGCTTTGAGGCGGCGGCACGCGCCGTCGCGGTATTCATCAAGGAGGAGCTTGGGGATGCCTAAGCTACAGGTTAAGTCACAGCTAGATCACATTGAAAAAAATGGCGTACTAGATGATTGCGGACCATCATCCGCAGCATGCGCCTTGTCGTATGCGACGAAGTACACCAAACAGTTTAGCGCAGCAGACGCCATTGCCGCAAAGAAGGCTGCGACGGGACAAGTGGATCGCGACGGCGTGTCGGATAACGGCAGCTCGCTTGGCGATCTGATCAAGACCGTCAAGCACATGGGCGGAAAGGCGCGCTACGCAGACTCATGGGATGACGTTGTTGAGTCAGCAAAGGCTGGCGCTGGTCTAATCGTGTGGGTCCAACAGGGTCCAGCCGCCTATCCCGCTGGAGTAGAGATCAGCAAGTGGCACGTCAACTGGGCTTCCTACTGGGCAAAGAAAGATAAGAAGGTCCTAGAGGCTGGATACGGTCACATGACCGCCGCAGCTTTCTGCCCCGTAGAGGGTTGGCAGTGGGCATGTCCCACGCGCACTGGCAAAGGCAAAGAGCAGTTCGGCGTCAAGCTGACCGAAGACCAGCTCAAACAAATCGCTGCGTCCAAGCCTGGAGCGGCATTCAAACACGTTGTAATCGTGACAGTGAAGGAGTAGATATGACTTGGCTTAAGGATCTTTTTGCACGCACGTCGGTAGATGAGGCGCTGCTGGACGCAGGGCGCACGTTCCTCACGGTCTCCATCGCGGTAGCCCTGGGAATGGGCATCCCGCTCCTAGACCTGAGTGGCGACGGCTTCAAGGTAATCCTCTCCGCTGGGCTGGCATCTGGTCTCCAGACGATTCAGCGATACCTGGACCCAGCCAATACCGCCTACGGCGTGACCAGCAGCTCCACAGACAAGACGGCAAAGAAGTAACGGCATACTTATGATCATGGTGCCTGCACTTGCAGGGAGTAAAAAGGGAGGCACACCATGGCTAGATTGGACGATGCGCTTGGAACGCAAGGGAAGGTCCGCAAGGGACCGCCGTGTTCGGTTGGCTTACTGCTCGCCGCGCTGGATGACGAAGAGCGAAGTGCGCTCAATGTTGCGCTTGCAGACAAAACGCGTAGTAAGCGACAGCTAAGCGAGGCGATTCGGGTCGCATACAAATACGAAGTGCAGGATCACACGCTGAATCGGCACCGCCGTCAGCAGTGCAAATGCCCACGATGAGCCAATTAGATAAGGCGATGGAGGAAATCCTCGCCGTACAAAACGAGCTAGAAGAGCCAAAGGCTCCGTCGCGCACCCATTCGCAGGGATGGGAGCCAGGCGTTGCGTGGAACGGCAAAGAGGGAACCATCGTTACGGGCGCACTCCCAGCGGAGAATGCGCCGAACTGGGACACGATCCTGAAGGTATGGGGGCTAGACCCTGACAAGTTCCAGGTCGTTGAGCCAGTGTTGTTTAACGTGTGGGGCGATCCGCTAGGTCAGCTCAACCGACAGTGGAAGGGCAAAGTCGTTCAGCGCACCGTGTCGCAAGACGCGGATGTGGAACGGCTCGTTCAAGAGATTAAGAAACATAAGTTTGCCAAGCCGCTAGTCCGCGAAGAGGGACTGGCAATGCTGGTCGCAATCAGCGATCTACAGCTTGGAAAGGGCGAGGGCGGAGGAACCGCTGGGATCGTCGCCAGATTCTTGGCTGGGATCAACGAGGTGGAAGCCCGTTGGAAAGAGCTAGTGAAGACTGGGCGTCCGCTCTCTAGGCTCGTGGTGGTAGGGCTTGGCGACGTCGTAGAGAGCTGCGACGGTCACTACGACATGCAGGCATTTCAAACAGACCTGGATCGGCGTGAGCAGATCACGGTTGCACGGCGCCTGCTGGTAAAGGCGATCACGAGCTGGGCGCGATTTGCGCCACAGGTAATCGTCGCTGCCATTCCAGGCAATCACGGAGAGAATCGCAGGGGCGGTAAAGCCTTCACCACGTTTGGCGACAATGATGACGTGGCGGTCTTTGAGCAGGCGGCTGAGGTCGTAGGGGCAAACCCTGATTACGACCATGTGAAGTTTGCGTTCCCAAAGAATGATCTCACCATGACACTGGACGTTTGCGGCACCATCGTCGGACTGGCGCACGGTCATCAATTCCGTGGCAATCCGTTGACGTGGTGGGCGAAACAGGCACTTGGCTTGCAGCGCACTGGAGACAGCTCGCTGCTCTTGGCTGGGCATCTGCATCATCTCGTGGTGCAGCAGTCTGGCGCGCGCACATTTGTGCAGGCGCCGTCCCTGGACGGTGGGTCACAATGGTTTACGGAAACGCAGGGCGCTTCGGCTCCAGCGGGCATCCTGACCATGACGGTCGGTGGCGGATTCTGGGATGACCTAAGAGTCCTACCGTGCCTTACGCAGTAACCGACAAGGGTGGCAATGGGATCTGCGACGTGTGCGAAGAGCGCGGTCGCGTCTTTTACTTCAACACCGTAGTTTTGGGTAGGGATCTAGCTACGGGCTTACAGCTGGTCGCGGAGCACGCGATTTGCAGCGACTGCATTGGGGTCATTGTGGACCTAGCAGAGAATAACTCCCTACCCGATGACAATGCTGGCGAGCCGTAAGGCGGACCAGCCCAGCCCTGGACGCGTCGCGTGCCTCCCGCACCGCGTCCAGGGCGCCATTTCTATTTCTTCAAATATTTTGGATCAACGCCGATGCCATTGCATCGGAAGCAACCGCCATGGTGACCGTACATTCCAGAGCCGCCACAGCGCGTGCAAGCCTTGGCGCGGCGAGCAGCAGCTGCTGACTCGCGCTGCTGCTCCACCAGCTGTTCCTGAAGCTGCTGGGCGTACAGTGCCTTTAGCCGCTGACCGTTGACGCAGTTGCACCAGACCGTGTAGCCGTGCGCATCGGACGCGTTCCACCAGGCTTCGCAGTTAATGCAGTCTTCCGTGTCTCGCGTGATAATTCTGCGTGCATTGTGGGCAGCCTCCATCCTGCTAACCAGGTCGCGCTGAGCGTCGGTTAGGTTGGCTCTCCAGCTCATTAGATTCCCTCCTTTACTGCTGGGCGCTGCGCCGCGTGATCCTCGCAGACCCAGGTGATTTGATAGCCATACTTGTTCCATCCATCAACCGCGATGGTCCCAAGATCCTCGCAGCGGTGAAGCTTATTCGCACCACTGCTGCGTCCAATGTTCAGTCGCTTGTGAACCCAGTTGCATCGCTTCTGTTGATTCATTATCTGCCTCCTTTTTGTTCGGGCTGTCTTCCCGATACTAGTAAGGTACGCCCGTACCAGAGATCTGTCAAGCCCTGTTCCAAAAATCGCTGTAACAATCCAAGAGCTTCTATGGCTATTGTTACAATCCAGATTGGATAAAAAATATTCATGCCAGAAGGCTGGTTTAGGGGTTGACAGCCCAGGCGGTACGCCTGTACAGTCTCCCTAGAGACCAGAAGACAGCTGGTCCAAAGGGCAAAAGGAGGCACACAAAATGGCAGGACGAAAGCCAACTTTTAACACGGAGATCACGGAAATGAATCGCAACCAGGTTGAGACGGCGAGCGAGAATATGCGCGACGCGGCGCTCATGCTCTTTGAAGCTGCCCGCAACCTGGACGGCGTGGACTATAAGCGCCGCGAGCAGGCGTGGAAGGATGCTAGGCGTATCAACGCCCTTGCATTCTGGATTCAGGGTGCCGTTGATCGCTACGACGAAAAGAATGTGAAGGTGTCAGCATGAAGGTCAAGACCAGTTGCTGGAGGTGTGACAAGGCTGTCACGGTTCCATCGGATAACAACAATATTTATACGCGGATTTGCAAGCCGTGCAAGGCGAGCATCCCAAATGAGACCCCGAAGTTTTACTTCAGGGTTACGAAGTCAGGGAGGACGGTAGACCTATGAAAGTACTAGCTGAGATCGCAACCGTATTCATGGGCATTGCAGCCATGGTATTGCTGCTCGCCCTGGGGTCCATGTCATGAGCAAGAGCAGGCGCACGGTGCCGATCACATATCGCAACATGCCGATCCGCAAGACGGCATACCAGCGGGAGGTGGAGCTGATAGAGGTGCATGCGCGGGATCGGTTTACCACAACCGTGCTCGCCATCGGAATACTCTTTTTGATCGTGTGGGTGGTTGGCTTTTAATGCCGATCTACATTTATCTCTGCACGCAGTGCGGTCATTCTGAAGAGGTATTGCAAGACATGAATGCGGAGCCGAAGCTTCGGTGTCCCGTTTGTCAGCATTGGATGCCGCGCCAGATATCTGCTGCGTCGGTGCAGTTTGTAGGTGACGGATGGGCGAAAACAGATCGCAAGAAGGAGGCAAAGTGAGGCAGTATGAATTCGTTGCAGCCCCGCAAGGCTCAGAGCCTTGGCTAGAGCTGCGAAAGACTGGGATCACGGCGACAGACATGACGGCAATCATGGGCGTGTCTCCATGGAAGACGGCGTTTGCACTCTACGCGGAGAAGACTGGGCAGTTCCAGCCAGAGCCAGTTGGCGAGGCGGCGCATCGCGGTCTGATCCTGGAAGACGCAGTGGCTACCTGGTGGGAGTCGCAGCATGAGGGCAAAAAGCTGCGTCGCAGCAACGGCGTGCTAAGGCTCAAAGATGTGCCGTGGGCGATGTGCTCCATTGACAGAATGGTCCAGGGAGAGGATCACATTGTGGAAATTAAAACGTCCGCAAGTCCGCTATGGCGTATTGGAATCCCAGAGTTCGTCCAGGTGCAGTGCCAGTGGCAGCTCTTGATTTCTGGGTTTGAAGAGATGACCGTCGCGGCTTTGCTTGGCGGTCTGGTCTTCCGCGAAGAGACCGTAAAGGCTGACCGCAACTTGCAGACAGAGATGTTCCGAAAGGCAGAGCTGTTCCTTAAGGCGGTTGAGACGCGCACGGCGCCAGCCCTGGATGGTCGCGACTCCGACGTGCTCGCCGCCGTCAAGCCGCATTCGTCAGAGGAGTGGGCGACCGCGGACACGGGCATTGATCGGGTGGCTGCGATGTACTCGCAGGCGCTGTACGAGTCTAGGCTGCTAGATGAGCAGATCAGCAATCTGGCAATCTCAATCAAGGAAGCCATTGGCGAGCGACAAGGAATCGTTGGCAATACGGGATGGATCGCCACATGGCGTGCAAACAAAAGCTCACAGCGCACCGACTGGAAGGCAGTGGCTGAGGTGCTTAAGAGTGTTGCGCCAGAAACTTATGAGGCGAGCGTTTTAGCCCACACCAACGAGAGGGAAGGATCGCGCGTCTTTAAATACAGGGAGGATCTACTTGACGGCGTATAGACACTTTTGGGCGAAGAGTTACAAAAATGACCGTCTAGGAACGACGGAGAGGCTCGCAAAAGAAAGTCCAGGTACTTGGACACCTGAATCTTCACAGGCACTTGAAGAAA